CGGCGGGACGATACGGCGTGGCCGCTGAAGACGTGGATGCGTACGAATCCGGCGAGTTCACGGGTGATATATCTGACATTGAGAGCGTGGACCTCACCGGGGCCACGCTTGTCCAAGATGACGGAGATGATGGTTATCTGTACGTCAGGCCTAAGAATTCAGATGGCTTCGCTTCACGCGGGGATGATTCGCGTCACCCGGTCACTGGGAACATGTCTGTTGATGAAATGGCCTTACACATGGTCCCAGAGGGTCGTGGCGCACGGGAGCCGGCGCGCGGGGCACTTCAAGAACAGCTTTTAGAGCATTACCTCCAAAGCCGGAAAGCCGTTGATGACGCGGTGCGCGCCACGAGCGACGCCAGATTTAAGGAAATACTAGACGACTGGCTTCTCGGTAAAAATGTCAATGACCCCAGAGTCAAGGCCCGCATAAAACAGCTAGAAGGAGACCATCGTAAGACTCAATCCGACCTTGATGCTGACAGAGAGGCCTGGGGCCGCAAAGAAGTTGAAATTTATTTAAAGACAGTATTTGATTTAGGGGACCTTGACGACCTAAGCACATACATAAATGTTAATGAACAGGACAACGAACGGTTACGCAAAACACTGCGGGATTCACTCGTTGCCAACCCACAATTATTGGAACTCTACAAACAACACGGAGCGCCCATTGTCGTAATGATGACGAAAGGTGGACCTCACATAGATTCTGGAGAACGCAGATGGGGCACGACAGGGGGGTGGTATTATCCCGACACAAGAATGAATGTAATTGTAATATCGGGAGAAATCGTTGATGGGACGAATAGGCAACACGGGCCCTATGACCCCCCCGAATCAGCACATTCTCCATTGGGATTAACGAAATGGCAGACCAGTGTAGATTTCGGCATTGTTTACGCCCACGAGTCTGGCCACTTTCTCCATCATAAATTGCTTGACGACCTAAAACACAAAAAAAACAACGGAGAAATACTGACCCCACTAGAAGAAGAACGCGATTTGCTGCTTCGGGCGTATCTGGGGCACGATTGGTACAAATACTTTGGAAAACTGGACCGCCCTGATTGGGAAGCCGCCTACGATTCCCGCGAAACCGAAGGATTCCCCAGTGACTACCCGTACGTTGATAGCCTTTATGCTTTCTCCACGCCGCTTGAGATGCTCGCCGAAGCATTTGCGGCCGCCACATCTAGTGATGCGGACATGCGAAATACAGTGAGCCCGGAAATGATGCGTCACTTAAACGTAATGTTTGGGATAGGAGAAACCCTCAGCGCGGAAGATGAAGTTACCCTGCTGGCACAACAAGAGGAAGCAACCACAATGCGCAACTTCGTGAGGCGACTTCGCAGAAAGGGTTCGGCCGCGCATATCATTGACTACGAAAATGAGGATGAGAACTCCGAGAGTGGTTTTGGCGCCGCTTTTGATGCTCGGCTTGATGAACTAGAAAAAAGATTTGGGCCAGATGCCAGGGCCGGAGTGGAGATGTGGTACGGAAAAGGCGGTTTCGCAAATGACGGGCGCACAGAATCAATGCGTGATGACGTAACAGCCGGCAAATCATCAAGGGAAGTTGATGCCCTCGTAAACCTTATTGCCGTCAGTCCCGATGCAGAGAAGCCACTTTACCGGGGGATGATGCTAAGCAAAGAAGAGCTAGCCGCAATACTTAGCGAAGGCACAATTAATTTCCCAATTGGGGCCTTTAGTGGTAGGCGTAGCACCGCATCAGAATACACCGGGTTAAATCTTGATGGCGGGGCCAACGGGGTTATCTTCGTTCTGGAATCTGGGCGCGCATTCCCAATGCACCTATTCTCCCCAGTAGACGAAGATGAGTATCTGGTGGGTGGAAGATACACCATAACCAACGTGGAACAAGCACCAATTGGTCGGTATGACCAGACTGTTACCCAGATTACATTGTCTCCAACGGGCCGTCTACCAGACACGGATAGCAAAAAGGGTACAAAGTCGCTAGAAGAGCGCGGCTGTTGTGGCCCTACGGGTGGTTCATCCCCAATATGGGCCGAAAACAAAGTACGCAACTTCTACGCCACAGCCCCCACGCAGCACACTAAAAATATGGTCAGCACGGGGACTGGGTACAAGCGTGAATCACGCAAATCTAGGGGTATTACACACACCGTAGAGCGCGTTTACTCTTCCGGGGCACTATAAACAATGTCTGCTGGAAAAGACGATGTTGATGGTCTAATATTGTGGAGAGAGTATGAAGTGTATTGTCGTACCCATCTGGGGGTTCCCAGCGAGTATGATGATTGGATAACAGATAACCATCTAGAAAAGCGTTCTCAGCCACGGAAAAGAAATAACAACTATGACTCCCAAGAATTTTAAAGACCCGGCCCAAGTGTTCCGCATGGCCCAGGCGTACGCCAAACAATTTGCGGCCAGCGTTGCTGGTGCGAAAACCCAAACTACGGGAAGTCCCGTAGACGAAGATAAGGACAAACCAAAATGATGGTAAACAGCAACGACCCTAACATCCAGGATGCAGCAGCCGGATGGTACGAAGACGAATCAGCAAAAGAACTCAAGGCCCTTGAGCAGATTCAGGCGCTGATGGGCAAGGCGCTGAAAGGCGACGTCATGGGTGACGAAGAAGACGAAGAGGAAGAGCTGCCAGTAGCCGCAGAAGAGGGTGCAGAAGTCGCAGAAGAAGAGGAAGAAGAGGAAGAGGAGGAAGAGGGCACTGGCGTTAAAGTCAAGGTTGTCGATGACGATGAAATTGAAGAGGACGAAGATGCCATCGAGCCAACAGAAGAAGAACTTGAAGCATCAACACGTAACAAGCAGCGCAAATCGGGCAAGCAACGCGGGACTAAGCAAAAGAGCGACAGCCAACGCGACATTCGCAAGAAGGACCAAAGTAACTACGGGCGAAACGGCCGCAACGCACTTCGCGGTGGCCGTAGCGGAGACATGAGCGGCGGGAAGAAGCCAAGTGAAGCAATGACACGCGATGAGTTAATGGCGAAGTTATTTGGCGGTCAGACCGGTGGCGATAAGAAAAAAGGTAGTGTCAGACGACCAATGCCCGGCGCGAGTTCAGACGTAGCCCGACCAAAGCCAGGCATGGGTAACGGCAAAAAGCGCCCCTACTAACCCCTTAGTCGCTTACTACACTTCAAGCAAAACTCGGCCCACGGGTACCATCTGCGTTGATTTATCGGGTGGCCACACACAAGTAACTCTTGCGCGCGGGCGGAACACAGCTCTCGGATGTACGCCGACATCGTCAGATTAAGTAACGCCGCTGCCTTCTTCCACATTTCTTTTTCCTCAGCTGTCACGCGTACCAAAACCTGAACATCAGCGGGACTATCGCCCTCTTCCGTCGGCGCAACTGGTTTGATATTCATATCCTTGGCCTCCATGCTACTAGCCATTTCATCCATCGCTTCCGGTATTGATTTCTCCCATAGTGGTTTCACTTACTACCTCCGCGTCAACTATTACGTCATCTGAATCAGATAATAGTTCCCGGAACATGCCCGGTGGCAGCACTCCCGATGCGGTCATCAGCTCTATCAAGCGCCTAGCATCAGCTTCTGGACTAAACGAGTCAGATGGTTTCGCCACGCCTTCTTGACCGGCTAATGTGGCCTTGATTACGTTCCCCTTACGCTCTGTCACTTCCATTTGGACATTGACATTCACATTGTCCATACCAAGTAACTTCGTGCGCCTGTCCATAATGGCCAATACCTGCTGAATAGCCTTTAGGTCTGGTTCAACGGCCATTTCCGTGCCGTCGTCTTTTGTTTGCTTCCGGTTCTGCGTCATTGGCCATATTGCCGACTGTAGGCCATCAAGCCGCTCAAGCTCTAATCGGAGGACACTTGAGTAGTCGAGTACCATTTCCTGGTTCATCTTTGACAGCTGTCGCTGCACCGCTTTATTAACAGCAATTGTTGTCATCTCAAACCGGCGGGCTATCTCTCGGACGCTGACACCGGCTTTTTTCATAGCGAAGATGCGATAGTCCCGTTCCGATAAGAACTCTCTGTTAATTGGCTTATTACTCATGTCTCTAAATATTCTAACACTGTAAAGACGAAGCGTTCCCCGTTCGCGGCTCGGCGTATGAGCGTTGGCCACTTACGGATGTCGCGGGCGCCTCTAAAATGTTTAACTTCGTACGTAAATGGGGCCCCCACCGCTGCCGGGGTGAGAGAAATGCCGAACTCGGGCCAACGGGACCAAATAGAACTACCAAATGGCCTCATTTCACGCGTGGAACTACTTGTACCAAGCGGGGCGTGATGCTCGAACCACATTGCCGTCTTATACACAACGCGTAGGTAATCAAGATAACGGACTATTTCTATAGCTACGGCATCAGATGTACGGCCACCGGGGTCAACGTACGCCTTATAAAGTGGTCCCAGACAAATCAACTCCGGTTGTGTCTTTTCTATCTGTTCCTCAAGCAGCAGCCGGTCAGCGGCCTTCAGCAAGTCAAGCCCAGCTGGTTTTGTCCACAACTTAGCTAGATTTTCGCCAGAGTATTTCATTTTCGCCGCGTCTTTGACTATCGACTTGGACATACGCCGGATAATCATCTCCGGGTTCTCCAGGTCTACTGTGAGCGTGCGCACGGGACGAATGGGCTGAAATGTGAACGGGTGAACTCCAGCACCAGCACAAATAGCTATCTGGCGCATAAGCATCGTCTTACCTACGCCCTCGGCCGCCACAATAATAACTCGCTCGCCGCGCTCTAATAGGCCAGGGATAATCCAGTCGTATTCGTCTCTCTCTGATTCGTGGACAAAATCCCACCACGAAACAAGACGGCCAGCGTCAAGCGGTTCGCTCATCGCCGTCGCACTTGAAATAATCTGCATTTTCACGAGCTTCTGCTGCTCGGTCAGGTCCTCTCTCGACATCACGTCTGTTATTTTGCCCAGCGCACGGGTGAAGAAATCAGTCTCCAACGGGACTATGGCAACCGGGGCAATCGGCGTAACCAGCGCCGGTTCAGAAACGTCAACCGGGAAGGGAATCAACGCTTCCATCGTCAGGCCGGCCGCTAAATGGTCAGAAATGTCCTTTTTTTCCGGGCTTATCCAGACAGCTACGTCGCACCCAGCGGCCTGGAGCGCGTGGAATACATTAATTGAGTGCGTCTTCCCTGCGTCATCATTATCAACTATTACGTCAACAATGGCCCCGGCTAATGTTTCTGTGTGAATATCAAGCCATTGACCAGCTCCCCCAGACATTGTTGTAGCTACAAATCCACGCGAAATCAGCTCATCAGCGTCCTTTTCTCCCTCAACAACATATATTGACTTTCCAGCCGTCACCGCCGCAGCTACGGCCGGTAAATTGTACAAAACTTTAGGCGTATCACCGAGCGAATACACCCAGCCACCGCTTCCATCGGGCCGGCGCTGACGAAATGTCTTTCGGCCGTCTTCATCAACGTATCGAATCTTTTGGAACAACAATCTCCCGGCTGCGTCCTCGTAATCATATGTAGCCACTTCTGTCAGTCGTGACTCAGTTAAATTGGGGTGTTTGCTTCCCTCGTTCTGTGCAATCGCTGCATACTTCCTCATTGATGGTGGCGGGGTCTGGCCCTCATCCGGGAACAAGTCTTTCATCTCAACCTTAATCACTTCGCATATTTGTTCTGCCGTGCAGGCCCCACCGCCCCGAAAACAATGGAAAACAATCTTGTCGTCCCGTATCCCCACCGCTAACGACGGGCTGTTATCGTCCGCTCGACACGGGCAACGTGCGCTCCACTGGTTGCCGCCCCCCCGAACACCATCTAGCCGGGCTAAAACATCATCAATATGTATCATCCCTAGAGTTCTTTACGCGCCTTAGCGGCCCTGCGCCAACGGGCGCGTGCATCTGGCATAAGCCCGCGAGTTTGATTCTTAAGCAATATGTTGTTATTTATTCGGTACGCATTACGTTCATCATCGGTCATCCCGCCCCACACTCCGTATGGTTCGTACTCGGCCGAATAATCTAAACACTCCTTGGCGACAGTACAGACGCTGCATATTCCCTTAGCCGTGCGTATTGCCGTGCGGTGCGCAATTGATGTGCGATGACTCCCCGGATAAAACATCTCAATTGGTTCTCCGCGACAGGCCCCCTTATCCATAAATTTTGTATCAACATCGAATACCGGCCTGGCGTTAAACTCGTGCAATTCGCCCACGTTCGTCCTCTCGTCGCTACTGTCCCGTCATCCTATCTACATCATCGCGAGACAGAAACACCGTCGCGACACGCAGGCCTAAGAGTTCACTCATTGTTACATCAACGGCCTCGGATGTCAACCCTAAACGCTTAGAAATCTCAGCTTTTATTTTCGCCTGAGTTTCAAGTTGCTCGACAACTTCTTCATCGATATTTTCAGACACGCGCCCGCCGGTACCAAGTGCCAAAAGTTGAGTTTGCTGTTTCTCAACGCGCAAACACCACGCACACGCAAGTTTCGGTACAGTCGCAGCACGGGGTCGTGACTCGGTATGGCCACATTCTAATAAGTGGCGATATTTTACGTTCCCCCAGGAACCTGCGCGCTCAATAGACTCAATTCGGCGGCGCGGTGCTTGCCGATGCTCTGTTGTCATTTAATGATTGTAGTCCCAGCCGGCGTAGCGTCACGACGACTGAGACAACAACCTCGTTTGAGCCTCTCAGGACTCAATTAACTACTTAGAACGCTTCTGCATCCTCTGGGATGTTTGCACCTTGCTGTTGGCGTTGCGGATGATTGGGCGTTTTGGCTGCCGAACGCGCCGCCCCATCTGGGTTCGCCTTCTTACGCTCTAGTGACTCAATTGAACGACTCAAGATGCCAATATCCTCGGCGACAACTTCTGTCACGCTTTTTTTGTTGCCCTCTTTGTCCTCGTATGAGCGTTGCTCTAACCGGCCGCTGACTATCACGCCAATGCCTTTTTCTCCCACGCGGGCGAAGTTCTCCGCCACCCAGCGCCAAGCGATGACATTAATGAATGAAACTTTTTCTTGCTTCTCATTCTTATCGTCGTACCAGACGTAATTCACAGCTACCGAAAACGATAGCTTTGCAGTCCCGCTTGGTAGAAATACCATTTCGGGGTCAGCGGTGATGTTGCCTATAATTGTCACGGGTGACAAATTCATAATTGCTCTCCTTCTTATCTCGTGGGTTTCTTGCTAAGGTAAGAGTAACACCCACGCCGGAAGAAAGCAACTAATGACACCCATTGAGAAAGCCGAAGCCAGACACATCATTCTTGAGCATTTAGAAGAAGTCCTCGCTGACTGCACGATGGACGACGAGAGCGCATCAAAACAAAGCGATAAAGAATTAAGTGATTATCTTGGAGTGATGCAAGCTCTTGCGACAATGGTTCTTAACTCATTATCTTTTGAGATTGTTTCAGAAGTCAAGGGCATCTACAACGTCAATATCAAGCTCGTGGACATCCATACGTTTATTGATGATTTGGGCAACACGCCGATTGTTGAGTAGCGCACAAGTTACTCACGGGTAACCAAAAGTAGCATCCGGCGCCCACCTTCTGATAAGATAGATACAACGAAGTCATAGGCAGGCTCTACTAACAACCTGTTGTCCTATCCACCCACTTCAGGAGTCATCAATTGAGAACATTCACTCGCGTAGCCATTGCTTTACCTTTAACTCTCTTGGGGTTAGCACTCCCTGTGCGGGCCCTAGAGGCCCCCAAAACCCCACCCAGCGTCGAGATAGCACTTATCCCAATAACCCCCGTTAAACCGCCCCCCACGTTGGTATCCGAGCCCATTGTATTCAGACACGGGGACATCTCTTGGCTCCCCGCCCTGGCACTGGAAGCCGGATGGCCACTTGAGACTCACGCCAGACTTGGGCATATCATTCTCCGCGAATCGGGCGGGTGTCCATACAGACAAGGCGGGGACAGCGTGGACAAAAATTGCGTGGTAACCGGAGTATTCTCATGGGGTAATCGTTCCGATACTGGGTTAACTCAAATCAACGGACTCAACTACGATATGTCACGCAACAAATGGGCGCTGTTATGCACCGAATTGCGGATTTGCACACAGAAACCGCTGTTTGACCCGTTCATTAACCTGGTGGCTGCGAAAGTTCTTTACGATGCCGCTGGCTGGGACCCGTGGGATTTCTGTACTTTCGGACCCAAGTTCGCAAAGCAATGCAAACGGCAGAAATGGGAATCATGATTCGGCTCTTGCTCGCAATAGCCATCCATGCATTTACATTGTTGGCACTACGGACTAACTAAAAAGTCTCATCGCGCTCATACCCGTCCATCAGGGCTTTCTCTCTAATTCTCCAGACGCGGATAATGTCCTCAATTTCCTCAATGCATTCGCCATCGGTTGCTTCCTCGCCCGCAATGGCTGTGGCACTCATAATTAGTTCGAGAGCATAGCCGTCGCCGTATTCCGCTGTGTCGCCCTCTTGTGCCGCGCGACGGGCAATGTGCTTGGCCCACGTTGTGCGCTCAATAGTAATTACATCTGGGGTTTCGGGAGTTGTTATCATGTTCCCATCTTATCGGGATGCGCTGTTCTCCGGATGCGAGAAAGCATTCGTTCCGACTGACCCACTGCCCCCCTATTAATGGGGGCATCTATAAAGTCGTTGGAATTAAGCTCTCTCCCTAAGCGGATTTCTAGGCAACCGACACATAGCATCCCTGAGATACGGCGCGGTTTCATACCGGCTTCTGCCCAAAGATGGTCATGAACCATGTAGTACTCGCGTATCTTGTTTGTATCAACGCGACAGTCAACGCACTTAAATGCAGGCGACAAGTTAAATGGATTCCAATTTCATTGAGTCAATGGCTGCGAGCGCCGATGCGAAATCGTAATTCGGGTCGTCGCTATTTGATTCCATTATTTCGTTCGCCTTTAATGCTGTTCGGTACGTGATGCGCTCAACGTAATCAATGCAGCCCAAGATAAAGGCGTCGGTCCCTGAATAAATGATGCTATCCAGGTGTGCTGTTTGCTCTGGTGTTTCGGTAGTTGTCATGCTCTCATCCTACTAGTCTGCGTTACTCTCCGGATTAGCTTTCACGAATCCGGAGAAACACGCACCCCACTAGGATAGGGATATGACCACAACTACTAAGCAAGTCGCAATAGAAGGCCAGAGAATCAAAGCGATTCGTAATCTTACCCATGCCGAAAAAGAAGCAGAAGGCTGGAACGATTACGGCAACGAAAATGTCCTCGCCATTGTGTTGGAGAACGGTATTATTCTTTACCCTTCTGCCGACTACGAAGGCAACGGGGGCGGAGTGATGTTCGGGTTACACAAGGGCGAAAGTTTCGCACTCTGATGAAGGTTGATTACGGCAACACAGAGAACCTGCCCGACCCGGACAGACAAGACCCGTGTTGGTATGTAGACGGCGATAGTCATACTTGGGTAGCAACTGTTTACAACGGCACAAATGCTATCCATATTTACGCTGATGGCATAATGAAGGTTCTATACAACGACAACCGTTTGCGAACTTCCGGCGATTTGTTTCGCCATGACATCACTACCGACAAGCAAGTGTTCGCTCTAAACGAAAGCGGTGCTTTTGAGTGGGTAAACAATGCTTGGTTTGATTTGTACGATGCTGAAAGCAACGAACATCTTGACTGTGTACATTTCTCCGTCAATGATGCCGTTGGGCAAGCGGAAGTTCTCTTAGCCGATGCGACGTACTACTCACAAGAAGGTCTTGTCAGTATTCTTTAATCCGGAGAATCACGCACCCAACTAAGATGATGACATGACCACTACTAAAAACTACATCGCCCAACTAGCCAAGATATTCCCTACTGAGGCCAAAATGTTGGCGAGAACCATATCGTTCACCTGCCCAGAGTGCGAGCAAGTGTTCACAAATCCTGATGACTATTTCTACGGTCACGACTGTGAAGCATAATGAGTGACGAATCGTATTCCGTATTCGTGGGCGGTGGCGAAGTCAATGATGTCATGCTCACTCAAGAGAAAGCGGAAGAACTAGCCCAAGAGTGGAGAGACAAGGGTTACGATGATGTGTCCATCGCCCATTGCACCTTCCACTTACATTTTTAAGCGGTCTAGGAACGATTTAACAACTGCGCCACCGGCAACACCCTCCGTGGCCTCTGTTACAACCGCTAACTTGCGTTGTAGTAGTCCAAAGATGTCCTCATCTATCGAATTGCCCAATAATGCGTAGGTTGCGGTAACAGAACCCTCTTGTCCGATGCGATGTAAGCGCGAATAGGTCTGTTGGACGTCAGCTGGAGTCCAGGGAAGCTCTACAAACAGAATATCCTGCGCCGCCGTCAAGGTATGCCCGGTTTTAGCGGCCTGAATCGACAGAACAATGACCGGCGCCTCTTCCATTGGTAAATTCTGAAACTTTTTCTTGTTTTCCTCGACCTGTTCAACTGTCATCGAGCCCTGAATCTTCAGGCCACCGAACTTATTTGCCAATTCATCGACAATGTCCCGGTGATGCGCGGCTATAACGACCTTTTTCCCGGCATTTATGCGCTCCTCAACCCACTCGATGACCGCCGGCATCTTCGCATGGGCCGCTAAACGTCGCAATACGCTAATCCGGGCCAGCTGGGACGGGACATCAAGGCCGCTATTAGCACGCAAGAAGGCCGAAACGTCTCCCTCGGCCTTCCGGTACTCCTTTAACCCGGCTGCCGAGCCCTCAAATGTGATAACCGAGTGCAGTACCGGCGGTAAATCTGTTAAAACCTGGGCCTTTGTTCGACGGATATAACACGTCGAGCGCAATAAATCGTTTAATTCATCAAGATGTGCGTGTCCCTCCAGGTGCCACTGACCAAACCTGTCTTGGAACGCAGCGCAATACCGCCGGTAGAACCCCCAGCGGCCTCCAAACTTGTTTAATTGGCCCATTAGCTCTAGTTGAGCGGCGTATTCTTCTGGTCGAGACGTGATTGGTGTCCCGGTCAAGCACAATATCGGGACTCCAGGCGAACTCCGGGTCATTTTAAGGGCCGATTTGGTGCGCTGCGCCTTAAAGTTCTTTAAATAGTGCGACTCGTCGAACACGTATGCCTTCATTTTCGTCAATCTCTTCTCCCAGGCCGTGATATTTGAGTATCCAACGATGACCACGTCAAAATCCCCGTCTTCCGGGAAGTCTTTTCGGTTTTTCACCACTTTTATGCGCCGCGCCGGGGCCCAAATCGAGTATTCGCGCTCCCAGTTCAGAACCAGGTTGGGGGGACATACGATTACGGCCGGAAAACAGCTACTTTCTTGGGAAATGAGCTCCAACGTAGCTATTGCTTCAGGCGTTTTGCCCAGCCCCATCTCATCAGCTATAAAAACACGCCGGGCTTTGGCTGCATACGCCGCTCCAGCGCGCTGATACGGGAACAGTCCCGCAAAACCATCCAGATTTAGGGCCTCGTCAGTCGAGTGCGATGCTTCTCGCAACCGGGTCAATCGATTTTCCACGTTTTTTGCTTCTTCCTGAACGTCATCCGGGACATTTTCGGCAAATGCTTCGGCCCAACGCATTGAATGCGCCATCGACGACACCGGCGCGCGCCAGGCCTTTGATTTCGGGTCCCAGGTAACGCCGGGAATCTGTTTTACGCTGCGTACTTTTACCGGGTCATATGCGAACGAAATGTACACAAACTCATCATCCAGCGACAGTCCCGCGCCAGCGTTGCGGTGACGCGGCAACGTCAGCCGGAGAACATCGGCCTCAATGTCAAATGCGTGCTTTTGAGCAAATAGTCGGACTTTTTCTAGCGATGTCACTGGGGCCCGCCACGCTTTTGCGACCTTATCCCACCTTGCACCCGGGATGGTCTTTATTTCGGTCACCTGGTCACCATTGTACGGGAATATCATTACTAGCTCGTCATCGTGGAGCCAAAGGTTAGAGCTCATACGATAATGCTATCATCGTGGCTATGACAAATGATGACTACGACGATTATGGCTCCGGCATCAATGACGCGCTCTTACAGCAAGTCAAGACACTCCAGGCAAAGGTAGCCAGCCTAGAGAAACAGATTTCAGATATTATCTACACACAGACAACGGGCTCAAAATTATCGACCGCGTGGATGGATGACCCTAAATCTCTTGGCAGTACTGCCGGCACGTTGGCTAATAAATTGCCAACTGTTTAGTGCCAAGTTGCCGAGCCACCATTACCGGCAACCCAACGCAACCACCATATTGCGTATTTTACCGCGCCCGTCGCGTCGCCATCGCCGTCAAGTAAAGTGCCGCCCAAATCTGATAAACGTTTTTCCATCACGTCGGCTACATTGTGACAACTACTAGCACTCTTGCGTGAGCCATCACGATTATCACCATAGAAGTTAAGGTCGTTAGTTTTTGCGCCCAATGTTTCTAGCAAGTAGTTGCCGACCTTGCCGCGATACCAACACGGGATACCTGTAGAACCCGGAATAATATCATCATCATCCCATTCTGGATTGCTTTCGTCAAGTGCCGTTGTGTACGGACATCCATTTTGGTCAATGGTGGCGACGCAATCGATTTTGCCATCAACTAAGACGGCGGTCTTATTTGTTTTACACGGGTATTTAAGTGGATAGTTATCCAGGCCCATCGCGTATCTCGTTTCTAATAGTTGGACATCGGGAGAGTGAACCAGAGGGAGACCAAGCCCTTCACTCTCCCGATGAAATCATTTTAGTGGTCTGCGCCACTCTCCGGATTTGGAAAGTGGCGCAACGGGAAGTTGTTACTTTGACAACCTCGTAAATGGATACGGCTGGCTGATTATTTGCTTGTGAAGTGCCGAGCCGACTGACTCGCTACCGACAATGTTGCGAACGGTGTCAAACGTGACGCCTTCGTAGCAGTAAGTAACATTTGACGAGAATGTCACGAACAGCAAGTTATTGCGGAACGAAATCTCATTGACAGAAGTTGATTCTCCTGCGAGTGAGACGGTGAGTGTTGGTGTGGTCATTGGTCCTGCTTTCTGTGTAGTAGTTGTTGCCACAAACTCACCTTAGTCGCCTGCGTCTTTCTCCGGATTCGCTCAGCTTTCTGCGATTCCGGAGAACCACGCACCCCGATAGGATACGAATATGACTACTACAACTATCTCAACCAGGCGAGTGTTTATCGGCAGATGCGGAGTTGATTCGGGGCAAATAATGATTAGTGACCCGTGTTACGTTTCTGATTTCGCACCACAACCAGACGGCATGGATTACGATTTTGCGAAACCCGATGATGATGACAACTACCCATATTCATATGTCGGCTCGTGCGGTGCGACAATAAGCGAAGCAAAAGGTGGACAACTTGGCCGTTGTCAAGGTGTCGTTTCATCAACGGGTTGGGGCGATGGTGTCTATGATGTTTATCAAAACATTGACATTGAGAGCGGTCGCGTCGCAAGCCTGGAAATCATCTTTATGCGCGAGAGCGATAACGATGATTACGCCGATGACGACGATGACGATGATGAAGTCGCATAATCCGGAGAACCACGCACTCGTCTAAGATTTGGTTACCTACTAAAAGGAGACACAAGATGAGAATACCTTTCATTTATGAGACAGGCGACAAATTTGATTACGAGGAAAAATTCTCATTGTTTGGATTTCTTCTCGGCGGTTTAACCTACGCCGCGAGCATCGCAAATAACACTCCCGATTTTTTGGGTTCGTTTCTAATGGGCGGTATTTACGCTGGAATTGGTTTGCTTATTGGAAAGCGTGTTGATAGACGGATAGCACGCAAGGCGGTACACCTACTAAAAGGAGACCTATGAGAGTCGTAAATTTAATCCAACACACAACTTGCGGCACGGAGTTTGAGCTCGTGACCGTTCCGACGGGCGAGTCATCGGGCAGAATGTATTGGGACGGCGATGAAGATGAGGGATTTGATTATTGGCGAAAAGTTATCGCCAAAAAAGGTTGGACTATCAAAGAGGAGATTTGGTCGTGACTCCAACGTGGTGTCCCCGTTGCGATTCGCAATATATCCCGTGTAACGAATATGCCGGACAATACGGTGGCGCACTCTCACGAGCTGACAACCTTACTGAAGTTTGCTCAGAGTGTGGACTTGACGAAGCCGTATGCTCTCTTAACCGAAAAGATATTGCCGGCGTCGACCAATGGCCAGTAACCTTGTACTCAACGCCGTTGCGGGCAGCCGATATTCCGATAAACTGACATCACTTACTAAAAGGAGACAGCAATGAGTGACGCAATGTTCGGTTCTTTGGCAATAGTGGCTATTTGGGTCACGCTTATTTGGGGGTTGGGGCGATGAGCGAAGATGTTTACATCAATGGCGTTAAGTATTACAGACGCGGGCTACCCTGGTCCAGGAGCGGCGAATTGTACGAATACATCCGAGTGGGCGTTCTTGCTTACGACAAACCGCTCACGCGAGCCGAAGCGGAAAAAGATTCACTAGGAGAAACAAAATGAATTCCAAAGAAGATAGTTGTGACCAGTGCGGCGCCGACGTTCCTAATGGAGAGGGTTATTATCCAGATGCGGTTACAGATGAGCGAATCTGTCGATTGTGTTTTGATGAAGGTCGCTTAGTACACACGGCGCAATGTACCGACTAGGCGATTCCGGAGAAACACGCACTCAACTAAACTGAAATCATCTACTAGAAATGGGGAACAATGAGCGAATATTATAAAGAAATCACCACAAAAATCAAAAAGTGGTTGTCTTCATATGTTGAGAGTTGTAATAGCGAACTCCGTTGTTTTTATATGGCGCTTATAACCACTTGGATATCCCTATTTCCAATGATTTTTATACCTGGTCGTTTGGTTAATAATCCCGATTACGACCCTAGCCGGGGTGTAGTGATGGTTGAAGAGTGTTATGAAACCCGCGAAATTCCTCTGACATGCGATGAGTGGGACGCAAACGGGGAATATATATATCAACACATTATCAACCCTTGGTTGCGGCTTATTATTGTTTTTGGAATTTCTTATGCAATACCGAGACTAATCTTTGCAGGGCGAAAATCGGGGTATTGCGATAATCGCACACGGGTATCACGGACGGAATCCGGAGAATAACGCACCGTTGTAAACTGAGAGTACCTACTAGAAACGGAGACTGAAATGAGCGATACCCAAGTAATCATCACCACGAAGCGGTGCTTTCATTGTGGCGAAACCGGCGAACTGGTGCTTGGCGCACAAGAGGCCGAGTTTGGCGCAACACTTCGCGCGCAAGGTGGCTTAATCCAAGAGTGCTACCCAACTTTGCCCAAAGCTGAGCGCGAGCAAATAATGACGGGCACACACGGTGCTTGCTGGGATGAAATGTTCAGCTTTGGCGATGACGATTACGATTACAGCGACGGGCTGTACGAATAAGTAAATAAAAGTGGTGTCCGCAACGCTAAGAGTGCGGACTCAAATAGCGCAGGTAGTAAGCGTGCGCTCGCCATTAGAGAATCTCGCCGACTAAGCCCAGTAGAGCTTGGCGGCGAGATTTCTCGTTAATCCGGAGAATGACGCAGAGCGATAAACTAATCTCAACTACTAAAACGGGGGAATAATGAAAACACTAAATTACCAAACGATTACCAACTCGTGCGGGTGCGAAGACGAAACCGGCGAGGCTACCGACTGTTACGGCGATTGCTGGGAGGACACTCTCAACTTGTTTGCCGAAGATGTAGCGCCACTCTTTGACAATGCCGAGTTTTCCGGGACGTGGAGAATTGAGGGCTTCCCATTGTGGAATGGCAACGTCGATGGCTTCATTGATGCACAATTCCCGTCTAAACTCTTGGCGGCGATTACTGTTAATGGCGAGTGGATACTTCGCTACAATGTCACAAAAAACGGGCTTGACTGTATTCTCTCGCACCACGACGTGCCGACGGGCAGAGGCTTCACGGTTGTTAGCGTGCCGAGAGACGACGACTAAAACATACTCTCTTGCGCCGCCGGGTTGTGTTCCACGCAGAAATCGTGGATGTACTCGTAGTACTCATCGGTGATTTTGTAGATATTCTTTGATGCCCCCCGTACCCAACCGGTAACTTTCCGGACAGAGCTACTTGACGCCGGGTCAATCGCCAGGCCGCATATGCGGCACTTAAAAGACGGAGACAGGATGAGTCCGTTCGTGAAGGGCGCAATAATCCGTTGGGTTATATCTACTAAGAATTGTTCCGCATCCTGGCGTACCGCACGAGAGGGCCTTATCTCTTAGTAGCGTGTTCTTTACTCGTCGGCGGGCATTGCGCTTTCGTTCATACGCAAGTCGGTCCTCGTAATCCTTAAACGGCATTAACGTGGCGTCTTTTTTACGAGATGCCGGACAAGCCAATTGGCTCGTGGCTTACCTTTCTGAATCGACGCTCGCTTGCCTAAATCGCGCTCAATCTGGTCAATCCCCTCTTGCTCAATGGCGTGCTGAGCGTTGTTCAGCTTGTCCGATAGTTCTCCGGAATTGTGAATCTCGTATCGCGTCGCGTCGGTGCGTTCGGACCTGGGAATAGTGTAAATCTCCTCTTGCCTCAACACAAGCGCGATTAGAATCACCTCTAGCTCGTCGTACGATAGTTCTACTAGCGCCATTTGCTGTCTCCTTTGGTGGTTGTATTTATCTTAGCGAGTTGCGTCATTCACCGGACTATCTTTAAATCCCATCTTTTTCCTGGTCGCCAGTGTATCGCATCGGTGACAACGAATGTCGGTGTTATAAACATTTAAACGGGTAGGGCAATCAACGCATATCCTTGCCGGCTTTTTCATTCTTTCGCGGGCGTCGCTCCCAGTGCTCCCGTCAATCGGCTTATTTATTTTGGCATACCTCAGACGCTGCATTAACAGGTCTCGTAAATCTCGCCTAACAGATTAGTTAGTTCACAATCATTATTGTCGGCCAGAAATATCTGCTGACCCGGAAAAATATCCGTACCGTAAACTTTGACGTGATAATCAATTGCGGCAATATGGTTGCCACTACAATTTCCCCGGACAATTGACCAGAGCGTGTCGTAATGCTCAACCGTGACGACATTGGCATAACACTTAAACGCCGTCTGCCGGTTATCCAGGTCGTTTATCGCCCACGCAAAAAATGATATTACTACGGCGACCACTATGGCGAGCGCCGCACATTGTCGTCTACGAAATATTGGGTTGTGATTTAATGGCATCAGATGCCCACTAATTGCTTCCTAATGGTCGGTCCGTCTGTAAAGAAAATCACTTCTTTGGTCTTTTTGTTTAAACCAACAAATGGGTATTTGCTACGGCTTATGGCGACCCCTGCGAACACAAATGTTTTCCCACCGTTGGTAAATGTCTTGCTCAAAATGCCTGCGGGTAGGTCATAACTTTTGTGAAATGAATTGTAAGCAATTGCCCACTCGCTCAAGAGATTTACTCCGTTGGCATCTAATTCCACTTCAGTAAATCCGAGAGAAAATGTTACGGTTGTTTCTGAGTACTTGGCATTTGTCTTGTCAAGGGCAAGCCCGTACTTTTCGGCAACAGGCTTGAGTGCCTCAAGCATATCTATTCGCATATCTTTTATCTGCTGTGGCTTAATGGTCATTTTCATCTCCTTTTAGTAGGTACTTCTATCTTAGACGGGCGCGTTATTCTCCGGAATCGGGATACTCATCATTATGATGTCCCTCACATCTCCTAGTTCCTCGGCCATCCCCGGCAAGCTGTCGGCAATAAGCCGGGCGACAGACACCTCAATCGTTTCTAATATCATTGACCACGTGCCGCCGTCCAGGGTGATGGTGACCGGTATCTGAGTCTCGACATTAGCAAGTAAGTACTTCTCAAGCGGGGCCATTGTGTAAGTTATACCGTCACGATACTATCGGCCGGCCCATAAATCAACCTGCCTGGTTAGTTCTTGGCGGCATCTCGCTCGGCCTTGTTATCACGGCACTCCCATAAACCTTTCTTGACCTTGCGATAGTCAAGCGATTCTTGTAGGTACTTGAGTGTCGTTTGATATGAGAACCCACCGACCTCAACGAGATGCTCTGTGGTGAATTGCTCAAAGACATTGGCGTGAGCATACGTCGCCATTTTTTCGTACTTCTTTTCGCGACTCTCGTATGTAACTACTAACGGCTCATCCTCGTCAATGTCATCATCGCAATAAGTGTTCACGAGATGAATCATTACTGCCTCATCTACGGAATAACCATTGAGCCGGGTGATAGCTGAGCCTCGGCCATCCCAACTTTGTAGGACGTACATCCCACGAGTGATGTCCGAGATGTTCTGCGCGATGTCGCCTGGAACTTTGTATCTGTCGCCGTGAGTATCTATCGCCTCGGCCCACAATTTGGAATGAACTTCATCCACCATTGTGCCGGTGATTGGTGCTAGTAATGTCATTTAGTCTCCTCAACGGGTAGGTCTACATCTAGCAGGTCTACATCTAGCAGGTCCATCTTTAACAGGTTCGCGCTGAATTGTCCATCTCCATCGCTCATCTCTTGGAGAATAGCGATGATATCCGTTCCCTCATTAAATAGCAGGCTCTGTAAATCGGCGCGGGCTTCTTTTATCGTGTATTTTTTTGCCTGAACTTCCTCAAGTACTGCGTTGTAGTAATGGATACTACTGGTAAGACTCGCCTCTAGGGCTTCCAGTAATTCATCGTGCGATTGTTTGGTCATTCGTGTCTCCTTTTAGCAGATGTTTTTAGTTTATCGGCTTGCGTGACTCTCCGGACGCGGCCGGCCCCTAGTTATTGCGCCGCCTTTTATCCTTTTTAATTGCCTCGGATATTTCACCGATTGTATCTTTGAGCATCGCCGTAAATTGCGCGAGCCTCTCCCTTTCATCGTCGTCGAGCGAGTCAAGCCACTTCGCCTGAGCAATCTTTGAGCCAATGAGCGTGATTAGTTCACCGACACTTATCTCTATCGTCTCCTCCGGATTAAGACCCATCTCCGCAAATATCGGACCAATATCGCACGCCTCTGACGTTTCGTCCATCTCATCAATGCGAGTGTTAAGATAAAAGTGCGCGTCAAGCAGCGCATCTGTCTCCATCGCGTAAACATCATCTACGTCGTGAATCTCCAGCGACGCGATACTGAGTCGGCGCATTTCTTTGACGTCATTTGGGGTCACGGGTGGCCAGCCGTTCCCCACTCGGCAAGAATGAGCGCATCAGAATCGCGCATTGTCTGCGAGTCGTTGCGCCTCTGCTCGGCCTGCTCGGCCTCATAGCGTTCCCACGCCGCATCCCTCATTTTGGTTAGAGTCTCTCTGTCCATCTCGGTCTCCTTTTCTAGTAGGTATCTTTACCCTACTTGCCTGCGCTGTTCTCCGGATTAGATTCCCACCACTCCGACCAAATCACGAGTGGCATCAAACCACTTGCTGATACTGTCACGTCGCGAGATGGTGAGTGCCAATTCCGCAAAAGATTCTTCGGCGACATCGCCCGTCATAACGTATTCCCCGTTACCGGCGAGCGAGAGAATAAAACGGGCTTCGTTCCACTTCCCATATTTATCGGTATGCCCGGAAACAAAAACGGCTCGGTCAAGTTGCGAGCTGGACATTCCTACGACTCCTTGTAGTTGGAATGTAACTTCGTGCGGCTGGTTGGTCATTTGCATTCTCCTTTTAGTAGATACTTTTATCTTACGGGCCTGCGTTGTTCTCCGGATTACTCTTGTTCCTCGGCGTCAATGTCGTGTGACACTTCCGCAACATCCCAACCGTAGTAATCCATCAGCGCGGTCGACGCAAACTTAATGGCTTCTTCTTCATTGTTCGCCTCTGCCGACGTGACAAGCGAAAAGATATTGCCGGCGAACGTGACATTCCAGCGTGTCATTTTAGTCTCCCTCTCGTGTTGTTGATTTGACGTAGTAGCCCTTAGCGAACTTTTTGTCCTCAATGTCGCGTGCCGCGTAAAGGGCCAGATACTTATTGGAGTAATCCCCAATCTCTTTGTTCACGAGCGAGCAACCGTAACTAGCTTTGCCGTAAAACACAATCAGAGTGTAAGTGCCGCGCGCATTTTGCTGTACGCGAACGATGTATTTTTTCTCGCCACCGTCGCGACCACGCTGACCGTCTGATGTCTTTCGCATTTCCGTTTGGTATGAGAACATTTTTCAGTCTCCGTTTCTAGTAGGTATCCCCACCTTAGTGGAGTGCGTCATTCTCCGGATTGCCGAGCTAATCCGGAGAACAACGCAGGGTAGTAGGTTGAGTGTTGCCCTACCGAACTAGGGGGGCATTAGACCAAAGGGGCATAAATGCACTATCAGGTAATCAAGTGGGAATTCCGGGGATACGAAGATTTCACACACATCGGCTGGGTCCCCGCGCTCATCAATTCATTTTCGGACAAGGGCCTAGCTCTCTCATGCAAATTAAAGTTTGAGCAAGAGTACGCCGAGACACGCCCAACATTTGAGTGGCACGTCGGCATCACCGAAAATGCTGAAGACGAGTCGTACAAGTACGCTCGTTCCTAATCATTTCGGATGTCGGCTGGTGTCATGGCCGGCCGACATCCGGAGAAACACGCATTGACCTAAGATAAAAACACCTACTACACGGGAGACAAAATGAAATCACTACTTATCAAAACCAGCGGCGAGTGCGTTGACATCGTGCGCGAGCGCGATGACCATCATTCTATTTCTACGCTTGTCGCCGGTGGCGGTGCGTTTGACGCCGTTGGATTTTCGCTCGGCACAATTTACGTTGATGATATGGGATTACTCAACGGTTCAGAAATGAATCTCATCGCAAGTGCGCTCACTCAGCGCCCCATCGCTGGAGATGTTCTAGTGTGTGGAGAAACCGATGATGAAGGTTACGACACCGACGTTCACGAAAAATTAATGTGTGATGATTTCGTTGAGTGGTGCGACTCTCTCCTGGCAAATACTGGAATGATTGCCCTGCTAGAACACACCGCCGATGTTGCTCGCAACACACCGCCGATAGTTCGCTCACTCACCGATGATGAATTATTTGCTAGGCTCTCTGGATGAGCGACGGGCCGGCCACTATATGTTCGGCATGTGCCGAGTCGTACATCCCGTACAATGAGACATTGCCGGCGAACGGATGGACTCTGCCCTATCAGCTATTCGGATATTGTGACGGGTTCTCCGATGATGTCGGCGTACTACTAGGGAATCAAGATAGCCAACAATGGATATTCTGCCACGATTGCATTGTGAAATTTCTTGACACATTCCCATTACTCCGGGCGAGCTTTGACAAGGGCCAACATCTTTGCGAATCCGAGACGCCGTGTTGCGACCTTGCTTGGCGCGGTACTGAATTATTCGGCAAGTATGAGAATCGTCATCCCGTTGCTGGCGTCCACGTCCAATACGGCGAATCCGGACAATGGGTCGATGGCGAGACCACCATCGGGGCCGACTCTTTTATTATTGACGGTGGCGGATAGATAATCCGGAGAACGGCGCAGTGATGTAAAGTACAGATAAACCACTACTAGAGAAAAGGACAATGATGAACATTGAGATAGCCACAAAGATTGAGACAGTGCTTAACGACGGGTTCGTTAATCGGAAAGAGTTCGTGCCAGAGCGCGCGGAACTTTACTCCGTAAAAACCAACGAACAGGGCGACGTGGTAGTTGCCCTAGAGCAAGCGTGGAGTGATGTCTATAACTTGCTTGACAGCGACGAAGCGCGCGAAGTCGCACAGCAAGGCGACATTGCCCTGGTTACAGGTGGTTGGGCAGCACCGTGCGGGCCCGACGCCATTGACTTTGATGGTCCACCGTCAGAACATCCAGAAAAGCGCAGAGTGCGCTTAGTCGTTTGTGCCAGCCGTAACAACGTTTGCTCGGCAATGCGTTTTGGCGACGACGTTGAGAATGTCATTACGGATGATGGCAAGGCACGCGGTTCGCTGAATGACGCCGTTCTAGAACTAATGGCGAGCGCCAATAGCTAGTGGGGATTTTTACCACGTCGATTGCCTATGGTCTCGGTAAGCGCCGAGGCCGTAGGCAGGAACGGCACCGGCACGACAGCGGAGCTGATGAACGCGATACGGAATGCACTAACTACCAATCGTTTTGCCTGAACTTCGGCAGTTGCGACGGAATGGAATGTCAGTACGAATCCGGAGAATAACGCAGGCAAGTAAGATTTAGTCACCTACTAGAAATGAGGAATGATGAAAACCAAGCACATCACAGCCACAAAATCGGTCCTTTACGAGGTCGCGCACATCAAAGATGTGCTCTGGACCATTGACGACACCTACGAGTCCGAAGATGATATTCCGGACTCGGCAATCATTGAGTACATTCTTCTCAATGGTCCAAGTGACCTAACAGAAATGGGCGACGACCTAATGACACTCACAGACGAAAACGGCGAGGAGATTTAATATGGGATACACGCATTATTGGTACAGGGGGTTAGGGTCACAGGACCAGCCCCACATCAAAGCATCATACGGCGCATTGTCGTTAGATATAAAGCGCATTTGCGAAACGGCGGCGACGATGGGCATAAAGCTGGGCAATGCTCACGGGGAGATAGGCAGTAAGCCTAAGTTCACGGAGAGCATCACATCACTCAACGGCATCGGCGATGAGTCGCACGAGTCATTTGTCTGGCCGGCCAAAGAAGAGCAGGTTAATTATCGCAAAGACGAGCCAAGTGTTTTCACCTTTTGTAAAACGGCGCACAAGCCCTACGACGCAGTAGTCACCGCTTCGCTAATACGAGCCAAGCACTACTACGGCGACGAGGTAGACATCAGTAGCGACGGAAACTGGTCCGACTGGCAGACCGGGCGCGACCTATACCAAATGGTATTTAACGAACCAGCAACCAATCCAATGAGTGCCGACTAAATCCGAAGAACTACGCACGTCGTTAGACTAAACATACCTATAATGACAACCCTAGACAGGGCCAAAAGAAAAGCATACGAGCGCGAACGCAAAAACGGAAAGCGAGTAGCCGCCTATATGCTTTTACCAGAGCCTGAAAGAACTCGCCGGCTTGAAGCGAATGCCCGAAGGCGCTCATATAAAATGCGCTGGGTCCAAGAAATAAAGATTTATTAAACTAATAACAAAAGGAGAATGGAAATGAGCGAAGCACAAGACACATACACCAAAACAGGGATTGCCTACGTCACCAAAACAGGGATTGCCTACGTCCTGGCAAAACTCGCATTCATTGAGGCGGAGACTGCTTTTGAAGATGCGCGGTTTGCACGCAGCGAAGCAAAGACCGCTCATCGCGAGGCAGAAGTCAAGTACTCTGTCGCACTGATTACTGGAGCTAAAGACTAATGGGCAAACTAATCATTGACATTGTCACCGGCACCATCCTGGATTACGACTCTTGCAGGGTAGTCGATGAATCATCGCTAAGCAAAAAGGAATCTCGCACGCTTGATGAAGGCGCGAGCGATTCAGAGATAATCAACATAGCCGAGCTGAAAGGACGGTACCTACCGTGAGGCCGCGACAGCGACACATCCGAGACATCCTGGTAGAGCGTTTAGGGGCAGACATCCTTGACCACCCCGTCTTCGGCCGGCCGGAGGGTTGGGACGATGTGTTAGGTACGCCTAACGCCACCGGCGAACATGTGTTTGGCGAACGTGTGTTCGGCGAACGTGTGTTCGGTCAAGATGCCGGGTACGACTTGGAGGTCGATTCAGAATAAGACATTTTTTATTTGACGGTGGTGGAAAGCATCACCCACCCCTATACATTGAACTCATTACTAATCACTATTAGAAAGCAGGACTCATTATGAGTACCACCACACCCACCACTGCATCGTTGGGGTTTGAGCGAATCAGCAAACACCCCGAAGCATTCTTCATTGACATCACGCCGGCTATGGCCGTAGAAATACTTAAGTTCAACAACGACAACCGCAACATCCGCAAGACTCGTGTGCTTGGTATCGCAGAGCAACTCAACCGCAAGCAGTGGCAGGTCACTGGTGAAGCAATTAAGTTCGCCGTTGATGGTTCACTTCTTGATGGTCAGCATCGTTTGACCGGTTGTGTTGAATCCGGAAAAACGATGAAACAACAGCTCGTCGTTACCGGTCTACCGAAAGAAGCATTCACGGTTCTTGACAGTGGACTAAAGCGCAACATCGGAGATGCACTGAATAAAATCGGCTATGCAAGTTCAGGTCATATTGCACCAGTAGCACGTTTGGTTCAAGTTCTTGAGGCTGGATTAAATCCATTCAACTCCGCAGAGATGACAGAACTTGTGACAAAGCAAGACATCGTGAACTATGCGAAGAAGCATGCAGAAGAACTCGATTGGGCAGTTCGTATCATCCGACCTATTTATGATGGGCAGAAGCTTGGTAATCGCACCGCGTGGACAGCATTGGTACTAATGGCACTAGGTGCTGGTCATAACAAAGAGCTAATTGAAAACTTTGTTACGAAAATGGCTACGGGTGAGGGAATGAATGCCGACTCGCCAATTCTTGCACTTCGCAATTTCTTGATTCGCCGCACGCCCAGCGTGGCCGGCCAGAAGGCAGCCGTGCACCTGGGCAACTATATAAACGCATTCAACCACTTCGTCAAAGGAAATCGCATTCGCATCCATCGCGGATACGATGGCACTGTCTCAATGCCGGCTCTTTGCACACCTAGTAAGGGGTAATCCGGAGAACAGCGCACCCCTATACACTCTTGGCAACTACTAGAAATGGAGAACGAAATGGGATATTACGTTGAATCAGAGGAATCCATATTCCATATCAAGGCGGCAAACCTTGATGTGGCATATAAAGTCATGTGTCGTCTCAACGACAACGATGCGGTCAAGCGCGGTGGTGGTCATTACGGAGCGGATAAAGTGTCACCCGGTGACCCACGCCCAGAGGGGATGAACCACCATCCTGCCAAATGGTTCTCATGGATGGATGCAAACTATCCAGAGACCTGCCTGAACTTTGATAGCCTTATGAAAGAACTTGGGTTTGAGACGACATACGATGAGGCTACGGGTGACCTCATAGACATTGTTTACACAAATGAAAAGTCTGGACAGCAAGACTTGTTTCTTGCCGCCCTTGCGCCGTTCGTCGAGGTCGGCTCATACATAATCTGGCGAGACAACGAAGGCGACCGCTGGAAAAATGTATTTGCCGGCGGAGTGATGACGACGAAAAAGGGAAGGGTTGTTTACGCCTAAAGCGTTTTCAATATCACTACGTCATCGCCTGATTCAATGACGTCTTCTTTGACAGTGAAAGGATTACGTTTGCGTTTTGGTTCATCTTCTGCGTCAGCGGCCGGCCGAACACTCTCAACCGGTACAACAATTTTTTGTGCTATGACGCCGATTGCGGATGAAACACTTTTAGATGTTTCTTTCGTCTCGGATGTTACGGCCAAATCTTTGGTTGTGACATAGCTAAAGGAAGGTTTTTGCATAATCAAATGATAGCAAACAGCGGTGAATGCTAGGGAATATAGGAATCCGGAGAAACACGCAGTGGACTAGATTGGGTAAGTAAGCAAAAACAACTACTAAACAAGGGGTAAACAAAATGGCTACAAAAGACACATCCGCACTTCCAGCCTGCTGGCAGGCACTGGACGACTGCCTCAATTCGGGCATTGACAGAATCATCCTTTACGGACCATCGGGAATCGGCAAGACATTCGCTGGTCTCACAATGGGCAACGTAGAGGCAGGGGCACACCGTCTTGTCTGCGCAGAGGACATGACAAGTGCAAATGTTGAGGGTCACTTCATGCAGACCGACACTGGTCAATTGAAATGGAATTACGGCGCCGCACTTCTCGCCTGGAAAGGCAACGGAATAAACGGCGGTCGTTTAATTGCAGATGAAATTGACAAGGCTGGTGGCGATGTTGCCGCCACACTTCTCTCAATGCTTGACTCTCCAGAATCAGCCTCGTGGAATCATCCGACTACCAACGAGATACTTAAACCGCTTGACGGATTCTCGTGCATTATGACGACCAACGTAGAGGATATGAATGAACTGCCGACGTCACTCGCGGACAGGTTCCCAATTCGTATCCGTATCAACGAGCCTCATCCAAACGCACTCAAGCGTCTCTCGCCGGACCTTCGCCCAATGGCAATTCGTTCGGCAGACGCAGGCGAGCGCAGAATCTCATTGCGAGCATTCTACGACTTTGACAAGTTGCGAACAGTGCTCGGCTTGGAGCGTGCCGCCGAATTAACATTCGGTGACAGGGCCTCAAGTATCCTTGACGCGATAAAGATTGAGGCGGTGTGATAATGGCTACCTTAACTAAAAAAATCACTCACACTCCGTATCCGGAATTGCTATCGCGTGACGATGTGCAACACGGCAAATGGCGTGTTGGGGATTGTGCGCCACGTCGTGGAGTGCCACAGACGAATGTTGTCACACGAGAAATGTTGGCACCGGGCGAGGACACTGAATTCTCACGCGCGATTAGGGCGCATGAGATGATGCACGCAAAAGTGTCACCTGCAAATGATATGTTGCAGTGGATAAATCGTAAGGTCGCTACTCACAAGGCTTTAATGGTTACAGAGGAATTGCGCGTCAATTACCTTTGCACGAAAGCGGGCTTTGACATGAGCAAGTATCTCACAGACGGTAGCGAGCAGGCCGACGGCGAAAAGTGTGTGGCACTTCGCGATTGGAGTAGTGCAATTCAGATGTGCATTGCTACTGTCGGCACTGCCGCGCATAAATCATTCCTCACTGGTATCCGTAGAGGCGACCGACAGTGGGGCAAATTGCTATTGGGTATCGGCAAGCAAGCACTTAAAGAAATGAAAACTGCCGAACAAACAGGTACTCTCACGTCTACTGTAATTGACCACGGAACCGGTCTATTCCCACGAGGTTTCGCTCACACCGAACGGATTGCAGAATGGGTAGACAGACTTATGGACTTCAACCCTGACAAAAAAGATGACGATGAAAAAAAGGGTGAGGGCAAAACCGGCGAGGAAAAAACGGATGAATCCGATGAGACAGAGCCTGGCCACGGCGAGGGCGGTGAACCAGACGAGGGTGACGGAATAAAAAAAGACCTTGAAAAAATCAAGCCAACAAAACCGACTGGTCATATTCCGTCTTGGGGCGAATTACGAATCCAGCGCGAGCCAATGCCAAAAATCACAAAAGGTAATCTTGGCAAAAAGCGAATCGCTACCGATATCGGAAAAAATCCCCGTCGCCTCACTCGTATCTACACTGACCCCGATAAAAAAATCTTTGACCGAATCGTCAGAGGTAAGGGCGGTGTCGTGCTGATTGACGCGAGTGGGTCAATGTCATTCTCTCACGCTCAAATCCGCCAGATTGTAGAAGCGGCACCGGGCGCGACCGTTGCAATGTATTCGGAGTGTGGCAAAGAACATCCGAATCTTTGGATACTCGCAGAAAAAGGCAAGATGTGTGCCGTGTTGCCAAAAGCGAATCAAAACAACGGCGTCGACCATCCAGCATTGGAGTGGGCAATAAAGCAGAGGCAACGTTCATCGGCGCCAGTAGTATGGGTGACAGACGGTGGGGTGCAGGGAATGACTGGTGGCAACTTTGAACAACTGGTAATACAGTGTGTCAAGACCTGCCTCAAGAACAATGTAGTCGTTGTGCCACACGTTGATGAGGCAGTGGCACTTCTCAAAGGTATGCAACGCGGTGTCAAGGCAAAGCGAGTATGGCCACCGATGTTTGCAAATGTGTGGCAACGACAGAACGGAGTACGATTGCCACAATAAAATGTTGGAGGTCCCCCCTGACCTTCGGCACTGGTCTCTCCCAGGACCAGGTCCGTCCGGTGGGCGCTTGCAGGATAAGCCATCCTCGCGCCCACTGGTGGACATTCATTATAGGGCGATAAGATAGACAATATGAATACCTAATAGAAAAGGGATATAATGAATACGATGAATACAAAAGATTTACTTGAAGAACTACTTGAGGAACTACCACTGCCGCCGGCGATACCGGCCGGCCAGCTCAAGCGCATAGCCGATGTAGTTGATAAAACACTGTCACTTATCTCAAAGTGTGAATTAGTCACGTCACGCGAGATGACAGATGTCCTGCTCGACATCCGGTTGATTACCATTGAGACAATATGAGCCACTATGAGATATCGGTGACTCTCGCTAAGGGCCACGGCGCCGAGGTTGGCTCAGTATGGATAGACAAGGTCATCTGTAAAGCCGGCGACCTTGATGCCGCGATGGTAATTGGTAAATCTTATGCCGACACACTGTCAAAGCTGAACAAGTGCCGAGTACTCGACGTCTTCGCCGAAGAGGCGATTATTCTGGATTCTTCCGAACTAGAATGACGTTCATCCACAACTTGATGATGACGCTAGTAGCAGCGATGATGTTCAGCCTCCACCAGGCGATGTCCCATGTGATAGCTCCAGCATCACGTAGAGCCCATAGGGCGAGCCAGTACAACCCGGCATGGGCCAATATGGTCAAGAGTAATCCCAATACCCCCACTCGGTATAGCCTCCTGGTCCTGGTCTGCCGGCGGAATGACTTATCCCCGGGCATTGGCATCCAGTCTCCGTTGCGGAATTTCTTCGCTGTCATTTGGTCCCTCCTGGTTGTGGGTACGACCTCAGCCTACTACGGTGGTGCCTATGTTTAATGACGATGGTGGAAAGGGGTTTGATATGACCTTCAACCCCGGGGTACGTAAACAGCTGATGAATGAAATTAATGATATTAATACAGAATTTGTACACAACATGTTGTTTATCGCATCAGACGGCGTTAACATCTTTAAAGCATTACATGTTCACCCCGATGCGCTGGCCGGCGAAAAAGAACCGGTTCTGTTCAAGGGAGCGGACGACAACTCGTATATAGCAGTCTACTCAGATAAAACCCTCCATGAAATTATTAGACAAACGGAGCAACTAAATGATGATTCACAGCAACAAAATGCCTGGCAAGGAATTATGGTCGACATGGTTGCCGAAATTGCTGAAAAGATTGAGAACGACCCGCCAGGCGCTTGGGTCTTCTAATAATATTGACGGTGGTGTAAAGCGAGCCCCTCTGGGGGTGCTGTTGCCATGGTGCCACCAAAACCACCTACGACGGTGCATCTTACCCCAGAGAGGAACGCTGGGCTACCTCGGTCGTTTAGCGGTAGGTGAAGTACCAACAACCTTGATAACCGGTGCCTTTGGGACTGGGGAGAAAGGGATGAAAACCCCCAATCCCGCCGGCATTAGAAATCATGGCACAAATACGTCTTCAGAATACGCAACTATTCCGACTTTTTTTAAGGGGACGGCGCTCAGGAGGGGGGCCCCCAGCAAAAATCGCAAAAAAGACAACTTTTTGAGCATCCCGCGGCTTCTCCGGGGCCCCGTGGGATGCACGGGATGGGTAACCCCCCGGGGGTATGCACGGGTCCCTATTTTATTGACGGTGGCGGAAAGGTTTCACAAGTTGCAACTGTTAAAACACTGTTACACAAATCGCGCACAACCGTCACACAAATCGCGCACAAAAGTTACACGAATGCAGCGCGAACGTACGGGCTTTCATCTGCCGCCACGCTACAGTGACGCACACAACTTAATGGCGCGCCAAACCCCATGGGTTCGCATTAACCTCCACATCAGGGGGTCTGCTTCAAGTTGCCCATCCGAAGGCAGATTCCGGGTAAAGTTTCCCTCGAACTCCCTTCAAAGTGTTTTTTATAGTCCCAATCGTTGTGGATTTAACATTGACAACTACAAAAGGATGGTACTACTATGACGGTGGTGGAAAGAGATGTTTCTAGTTCAATGGTTATTAGTAGACGGGTGAAGACTGTGCCGGCTCAAAAAGGAAAATCTAAAGGCAAAAGAGCGCCACTTTCTTTCATTGACAAAGTCCCCGCTGAAGATGTAGAATTCCTCTTTAGCTACTGGATAGAGATGCACGGGAGGGCACGGGCCAAATTGGACGATAACCGGCGCGCTTACTTAGCAAGGGGCATCAACCAGTACGGGGTCGCGGCCTGCATGGAAGCCATCAAAGGATGTTCTTTATCCGACTGGCACATGGGACATAACCCGGGAAGCAAAATGTATAACTCGATTGAGCTCATCTTCAGGGATGCAGAACACACCGAACGGTTCATAGACATTGACGGTGGTGGATGATGACCAAGCCACGTAAGAAAGTTGAGTCGGCGACGGCGGCGCTAATTAAAAAGTACAATGTTCCAAGAGCAGGGAAGCTATGACTAAAGAAGAAGTAAGAGCTTTAGTAAAGAAAGCCTATGCCGCCCATAACCAAACACTGTATAAGACAAGCCAAGAGGACGTCTTCACAGTATGGGAGGACTTACTAGGCAGTTATGACATGACGGTGGTGTATGAGTCCTTCCTAGACCTGACCACTCAGAGTATCTACCTCCCTACCCCTGGGCAGATAAGAAAGCTAGTTATTGAGAAGTTAAGCAAGGACACCATCCCCTCTAGCCTGGAAGCCTGGGCAACCCTACAGACAATCACTCAGATGGCCAATACAGGAGTACCGTTGACCAAACCAATCCATGCCTGCCTGGGGAGAGTGATGATGAAGCTAGGCAACCAAGCCTACGGACTCAGCACAAACTTTGACCGGACCCACTTCGTTACGGAGTACGAGAAGACTGTCGCCCAATACGAAAGGGAGAGGATGCATGACATGAACCCAACATCCCATGCATGACCTATGGTTAGACTCTGATGCTACTGCGGTGATATATAAGGAAGCTGGCAAGCACGGAGCGGTAGTGATAACTGCAACCATGTTCCCGTTGGGGTTTGACAAAACTGGATACCCAACAAGGGATGGTACGGGTTACATATATCCAAGTCCCTGGCACTACGAAGTTGCGCGGAGCTATGGTGGCGACTTTGATGTGGCAGAACGGGTTGTTGGTGCATTGATGCGCGAGGGTAAAAACCCACTACTACGAGAACGACCAGAAGAAGAGACGCCACAATGACAAAAGTTGAAGAAAACAAAAAAACCGACACGTGGAGGGGCTTTTTCTCCTTTTTCTCCTTTTTCTCCTTTTTCTCCTTTTTTAATAGGTTCTCCTTTTTTAACTGTTTTAATAGGTTCTCCTTCCTTTCCCTCTTCTCCCGTGTCATCGTGTTCCCTATCTGCTCGTTCTTCCGGGTGTGCTACCTCATGAACCGTCTGTCCCTTTTATCCCTTTCTCTACGACGGTGGTGGAAAGGGTAACTATGTCCACTTATCCTATGGGTTCCCCTATCTCCCCCCTTCACCCCCTTTTAAATAACACCGAGGAATGTAGCACTTGTAAGTATTGGGATTCTATTGTCCCTAACCCTCTTGACGAGAAAGGTATCTGTCGTAGGTATCCTCCTGTCTATGTTCCTGGTGAGTCTGAAGCCATGCAACCAATCACCCTTTCTTACGACTACTGTGGAGAGTATTGGTCTAAGGAGCATTATGAAACAGCGAGTAGGACGTAAAGCAGTAATTCCCACTACCCCCATAACTACCCTCACTCTCCGTATCACCCGTTCTGAGAAAATCTCCCTCATTGATAAGTCAAATACCTACGATATGTCATTGACCGAATACTTGATGATGTTGGTTGCTAGAGATGGGGCGTAGTCCTACTTCCCCCTCTTACCCGGATAGGTACTACTCTCTCCTACTACGCTTAAAGGGGAGTCAGAAGCAAAAGATTCTTGATTACGCGCGCGCCCACGGGCTGAGTCTCAACCAGTTAGTCCTGTACTCCGTTCTGAGGTTCATAGATGAACAGTCTGGAGTCCCAGCGCCTGGTTCGTCACAATTCAGATTGGTAGATGAACAAGACAAAATTCAATCTCTTTTTAATGGTCAGGCGTCTTTGACCCCTTGTGGGAAGACATCCTGCAATATGGTCTTAGAGAACATCTCCGGCATGGACTTCTGTATTACCTGTAACATAAGAGTCTTATAGATAAAGTGTATCTACTCTAATAATTCATTGAATTGAGGGCAATTGCTATGTCAGCACAAAGAGGGACTGTAGGTAAAATCACCAAATCCGGGGAAACTAGCGAGTGTATATATGTAATCTGGCAAACAAAAGACCCAGTAAAAACATGGTATGTGAACACCCACATGGAAGGGAAACTCATCAGGTGTAGGTTGATTTCATTAATTGACCGCCGCCCCCACGAAGTAAACAATGGCCTAACGCAAGATGCATGGACTTTTGAAACAATTGACGATAAGTTGTTTTACAAAATTGCCGGCGGGGGATTACCAATCCCGCCACGAGACCTTTAATAAATAGAGCGTTCGTAGCTCAGCGGACAGAGCATTGGGTTTCTACCCCAAGTGTCGGGGGTTCGACTCCCTCCGGGCGCACTACAATAGATAACGGAACGGTGACCGAGTGGTTTAAGGTACTGCCTTGCTAAGGCAACGGGCTAGCGCCCCGTGGGTTCAAATCCCACTCGTTCCTCTGATATAGTTAAAGACGGAACGGTGGCCGAGTGGCTTAAGGCACCTGTCTTGAAAACAGACGCACGAAAGTGCCGCGGGTTCAAATCCCGCTCGTTCTTCCAAATTGCTGATATAGTGAATGCATCGGTGTGGCATGCGCGTCACATTGACCAGGAGTACCAGCCGGTGATTGGTTTTCCCGCTAAAGTCGCCATACTCCCGCGCAAGGGATGCTGTGGATATGCGGGCACTGGCTGGTATTCCGATTAAGCGTTGTACATCAGTATTACTACCAGTATCGACACTATTAGTGCCACGGTAAAATATGCATCCATTGTGTTAATCACCCCACATCTGTGCCAATGTGGGTCTAGTTGGTTTAATTTTGCGCCGCCGTTGCTCTGCTGCTAACTGCCTACTTGTTAGTCCTGCCCACACCCCATGCATGTCCGCTGGCGGGAACCCAAGTGCGTAGTTCAGACACGGAGTTTTCACCGGACATGTTTTGCAAATTGCCCGCGCGCCAGTGATGTATGTGATGTCCTTGTGTTCCTTTGGGAACATCAATTTGGTCAAACCCTTACAAGCGGCACGATTCATCCACTCTTTACTACCTGGTTTAGATTGTATCGCTAGTGGATTTCTAGAAATGCCCTTTTTCTTGGGTACATTTAAATTCGTCGCCATGTATGAAATCTCCTTAAAAGAGACCATACCATAACATGTTTAATAAACTCGGTTTATCTAAGTTTTAGTTTTCTCATCCCCCAGGACGAACGTGTGGTAAGGGCTGCCCGTGTAAGGGTCGTACCTTGAAGCGATGGCTATTGCTTTTAGGGCCATTTTTTTAGATGCGTTGACGGTTAGTTTGTTCTTCGTTTCCTGTGTCCGCAGGGACCCAAGTGCATACTGCGCCCCAGTCCCAATGGCGAACAGTCCATTGGTGTCACTGGCCCACGAATACGAGCCGTCGATTACATAAATGGTCGCGTTGATTACTACGAGAATAACCGAACCGTGTTGCGCTATATGGTCGGAACTTTCTTTCTGAGGGTTTGCATACCCATTGGTCTCAAATAGTTCTCGTAAACTTGGGATGAATCTAGCCGTAATAAAGTGGTCAAGTTTCTTCCCTCTTAGATTCGGCGCCGGCGTTGGGGGCACGAAAGCATGATGTAGTAAGTTAATTGCTCTTAAGTCGCCGGCGGCACCGAGTATGTACTTCCCGTTGTAGGCGAGTTTGCCGGATGACTCCCTGACCGTAGCAATCTGAGTCGCATAGCCTTGCTGGTCAACATCCGAGACCCGCGAGTCGCAAACAGCAACCGCGAAGCCTTCACCCTGTATAGCAATTATCGTTGTCATCTACGCCTTGTACTGTTTGCCGCGAAACCAGCCCTGGCCATCAAATAGCCAAATTGGCTCATAGTTGAAATGTTCATCGCCGACGCCTGGTGGCTGATATTGGACCACCGCCAGGCCCTGTTGCCAGTTCTCTATCCCCCGCAAAAGGGGACGCCCAAACTCATCGGCCCCCGACTTTGTTGAAGGTACAGCGCCGTCAATCCGACACAGACACCCTGGGCTGGCAGCCATTACGACACGTGGACCTTTTTCGGATTTGCGGGTCCTGTAGGCATATTCGACCCTATGGATGTGTCCGTATATCACCGACTGATGAGCATCATTTAAGTACTTGGTCGTTGTGCTTCCGTTGGAGGTTACCTTGTGGCCATGAATAACCATAAGGTTTTCATTCAAACTCACATATGATTCTGGGTAGCCAGGATGGTACTCAATATCAAAATCGTCCATTCGGCAAACATACGGCACCGACATGACTGGCCAGTTATCGCGCAGTTCCCCGTCGAGTTTCCCACGAGTAATACCAAACGCTGCTTCGGCATTGAGTTGAATGTACTTGGCCATGCGGTACTCATGATTCCCGGCAATCCAGCTAATTTTGGCTTTGGGCGCCGCTTGGCGCACTTCCCTACATAACTCAGATGCCCTGTCAATCGCCGCCTGTATCATTGCCTTGAACGGCGCTGATGTTACGAACTTCCCGAACTCAGAAAAGTCCAGATTATCCCCAACCATAACCACCTGGTCGGGGTTGATATCACGAATTACCTCTAAGGCCACCGCAATCGCCCGTTCATCGTGGGTCGGCTCCAGCTTTACCTGATGGGGGTCAAGGGAGCTGTTGAAGTAACCAATCTGTATATCAGGGAGGATTACTGCTGTTTCCCACCCCTTGGGAAGGTCTGATTTTGCTCTTGACTTTTGTCGTTGTATTTTCCCTGTCCTGGCGGCCCTCTCGATAACTGGCCATTGCGGGCCAGTATCCCACGTGGGGGCAAACTGAATGGCAGTACGGTCGCGGGTTGATGCCTCGCCGGCCTTATCAGTTGTGACCGTTTGATGAAATGACACCTTTGTAATTTCGCCCACGTCATTAAGGTCAATATTCTTATGGTCAAGCATTTTGGCTATGCCCGAAATGATGGCTTTTCGTTTTTCGGAGTCTTCCGTGGACTTAGCAAAAGCCGTTATTTTTGAGCCGACCCTACCCATTACTTGATGTCCCTACATTTGCACTCATTGTTCTCCGCCATGCACAGTCGTTTTTCGGATACCAGCCGGCGCGGGAAGATGAACCCTTCTGCTCGCAATACTTTTGATATGTCCGTGGCCGATGCCCTGCTTGCCATTACCGCGAATAAACTTTGTTTGGCTTCCGCATCAAGGGTAAGCAAAATATTACCCAACTGACAATTGTGCTTTTTCGCATGGGTTGTCAGGCTGTTCAACTGCTCAGAGAGAGACGAGATAACGAGTGGCTTATTGATGGCAACCTCTTTCGTGTACTGTCATAACCGTGTTGGGTGGTGTTACAACAATACCACACGCGTACTGTCGTGTGCGGACATTCCCCGCCGTCACAATGTCCCAGAACCCAAGGATTTAATAAACAAAAGGGTAATTACAAAAACAAAATAGATTCAACAAAATACCTATTTTATTAAAAGAAAGAACCTAATAAATCGCCCTGATATACAACGCCCGTACGCACTGCCCGCGAGCATGGAGGGGAGTCAACCCGGACTAATGAAAGATATCACCACTTCCCGATAGGGCATTCAGCCACCGCCAGCCGCGTTTTGACCGGCATGTAGCACCAGCAAATACGGCATTCTCGTGTTTCCCGGTTAAATTCCGGGCACCCAAGACATGTTTGGAACCTCAGGGAAGCCACATCCGAATCGGCTATCTCGTGCGGTTCTAGTTCCGCAAGAAACTGCTGTACCTCATCTCCAAATTTCATTGCTTACTAGACAACCACGCACTGAAAACATCATCATTAAGTGGCATGAACCATATTTGCATTGAATCAATGTCGGAAGTCGCGCTTGTTCGGGTCCAGCAAATTTGCATTTTCTCAACGGCAGGGCACGCCCCCACATTACAATCAAGCCCATAACGGTATGCGAATTCCTGGACAAGGCACCCGTGCTCTGGGTGGTGGCACTCACCTGAGACTTGACTCTCAAACGGGCAAAAGACATCTATGATTTTTAACTCTGCTTTTGCTATTTGTAGTGTGAGGATATGTCCGTCATTGTGCCATAGCATTTCTGATTCAATTGCCATGCATGTACTCCTAGATAGATTTAGAGGATACTGCCCGCTTCGGGGCAATAATCGTACATATCAAATATTAGCCTGCCTATGGCTCAATAAAGATACACTCCCCGGGGCAGACTTCGGCGGACTCAATCGTGGCTTCCAAAAACTCATCCGGAACTTCCGCCATTCCCTCTGCCATCTTATAAGCGGGGTCATTGCCCTTCCCGCTCGGGCCGTACAGATTCGCCCACCCAACTTCCTTAACATAAGCAAGACCATCGCTGTGCATCCCGAAAACGGCTGGCGCAATTTCTGCACATATTCCGTCGCCGGTGCATAAATCTTGGTCAATCCAAACTTTCATAGTGGCATCCTATTCATATGGATTTATGCCCTCTTCGGCTAGGTGTATTTCTAAAGTCGTTACAATTTTTTGTAGGAAAGTTGTCAGTTGCATCTATGACCCCGTGTCGCCCAGTATTGCATTTCTGTAGGTCATGCACATTTCGGTCGCCATCACATCGGTGATAGAAAGATACACGGTAATGCCGGGTATGATTTCGTCCGCTATTATTTGACCGTCGGCATCCATTGATGATGCTTCGTCTTGGGACATCAACCCAAGAATCCAGTTTTCGTCGTCGGGCATATACCTAACCCTTTTTAGTTACTCTCTTTTTTAGATGATTTTCGGTCAACTTTGCTGAAGACGTTATTTATTTCCGCCGCAGTTAGTTTGCCGTCGTCCAGAAACGCCCGCGATAACCCCTCGACAACAGTTGCCACTCCTGCTATCCCCGCCATGAAAACCGCGCTCCCAATTGGGACGCCCGCAATAGCGCCAGCGCCGATTACCCCTAGTCCAGATGCAGCAAACGTCGCGCCAATTCGTGCTAAAACATTTATAGTTAGGTCTTTTCTTTCGCTCATATCAATACTTCCTGTCTTTTAATTGCACCCACGCACCCCACTGAACAGTAGAGTTCGTTTTTGTAGTCTCTGATAATCCCGCGCTTAGGCGTAGATTTACATACAGGACACATGAATCCAGATGTATCACCGAGATTTATGTACATCACGCATTTGCCGTTGTCTACAACAACAACCTTGCTGGTATTTGAAATATTGCGTTTTGATGGCTTGTTGGGCATTTCTACTCCTTGCGACGCGATGGCGCCAAAGAAACAATATGGTCGTTTAGATGCTCGTCTAACTTCCCCTCGGTGCGGATGAGATGCTCTCTGTTGACGGTAAGTGCCTCTTCAACTCTGTCAATTGAACGCCCGAGGTTTGATGAGGTGCTGTCTATTTTTTCGTGAAGACTCGCAGTGGTGTTGTCTATACGGCTTGATGTAAGCGTGTGCTCATAAGAGTTTTTTTCGTCAAATTTTTGCA